AAGCGTGGTGGGTTCGCTCTCAAATTCGTGTCACCCGGATTAGATGGGGTGCCGGACCGTTTGGTCTTGTTCCCTGGTGGGAGGTTGGCTTTTGTGGAACTGAAAGCCCCCGGCAAAAAGATGCGTCCCCTACAGGTGAGGCGGGCAGAGCAATTACGAGCATTGGGCTTTCGGGTCTACTGCGTGGACAACAAAGAAATGATTGGAGGGGTCTTGGATGAAATACAAACCGCATAATTACCAGAAGTTCGCTACCGACTTCATTCTTGACCACCCGGTCTGCTGCCTCATGTTGGACATGGGCCTTGGCAAAACGATCATCACGCTGACAGCCCTTTGGGACATGGCACTCGACAGCTTTCTGTCCTATCGGATACTGGTGATTGCCCCCAAGCGTGTGGCCGAGGACACCTGGCCCAAGGAACTGGCGAAATGGGAACACCTCACCGGGCTGACCGCTTCGCTGGTTCTCGGCAGCAGAGCCGAGCGTGATGCCGCACTTCAGCGACCCGCCAACATATACATCATCAATCGTGAGAATGTGGCGTGGCTGGTGGAAAACCATAGCTGGGATTTTGATACCGTCATCATTGATGAACTGTCCAGCTTCAAATCCAACAAGGCCGACCGCTTCAAAGCCCTCAAACGGGTGCGGCCGCAGATTGAGCGGATTATCGGGCTGACAGGCACACCCGCCCCGAACTCGCTCATGGACTTGTGGCCGGAGATGTATCTGCTGGATATGGGCAAGCGGCTGGGTCGGTTCATCACGGGATACCGTGAGCGGTTCTTCAAGCCGGACAAGCGCAACCGGGAAATCATCTACAGCTACAAACCGAGGGACGGTGCCGAGGATGCGATTTACAATCTCATCTCCGATATCTGCATTTCCATGAAAGCGGTGGATTACCTCGATATGCCGGAGCGCATCGACAACACCATCGAGGTGCAGATGAGCGATAAGGAGCAGCGGCTTTATGATGATTTCTGCCGCGACATGGTGGTGAGCATCAAAGGCGAGGAACTGGATGCCGTCAACGCCGCCGCGCTCTCCGGCAAACTGCTCCAAATGGCTGACGGCGCTGTGTATGGCGAAAACCGCAAAGTGCTTCATATCCATGACCGCAAACTGGATGCCCTTGAGGATTTGGTCGAAGCCACCAACGGCAAACCACTCCTGGTAGCCTACTGGTACAAGCACGACCTGTCCCGCTTGCAGGAGCGGTTCAAGTCGGGTCGCTGCATCGACACCAGCAAGGACATTGACGATTGGAATGCCGGGAAAATCCAGGTCGCCTTTATCCACCCCGCATCTGCCGGACACGGCCTGAACCTCCAGGAGGGAGGCTCCACCATCGTGTGGTTCGGCTTGACCTGGTCGCTGGAACTGTATCAGCAGTTGAACGCACGGCTTTGGCGCCAAGGGCAGCGGCACACGGTGGTCATTCACCACATCATCACCAAAGGCACCCATGACGAAGATGTCATGCGGGCGCTTGAATTGAAGGACACTCGGCAGTCCGCCCTGATTGCCGCTGTTAAGGCCAGAATCGGAGGTGCCGCATGAGCGAACGGGTTGAAAAGTTGATAAAGGAATATCCCAAAATGAAAGTAGAGGCTCGGTGCCTCGAACTGCAAATCAAGGACTTCAAGGGTATCTCTGAGGATGAGATGATTGAGGCCATGAATTTCGGACAGCCGGAAGGAGAGCGTGTTCAAACCAGCAATATTTCCAACAAGCCCGAATCCATCGCACTCAGTTACCACGAGCGCATGGAGGAAGCCAACCGTGACTGGTATGAATACCTTACCCGGAAATACCTCGAACTGTCCGAGGAACTGCGTTTCTTTGAAAGTGCCGTCCGTTCCCTGCATGATACCGCCGGGAAGGTTCTGTATGATTTGACCGTTGGCAGCATGACATGGGATACGGTGGCTGAAAGCTACTTTATCAGCCGCCGCCAAGTCGGGTATTACAGGCGTACTGCCATTGCAGAACTGAGCCAATTATACGATGACCATGAGAAAGAAATGGTCGCTTACTTATTGAGTTGAAAGAGGTGCATTTTATGTGCAAGCGTGGAGATATCTACTATGTTGATTTTGGAACGAACACCGATAGCTGCAAGCAGCGTGGTATCCGTCCCGCTATGGTCATCAGCAACAACCGTGCAAACGAGCATTCCCCGGTCATCACCGTAGTGCCGATGACCTCCCGCACTTACAAGAAGCGCTTTATGCCCACCCATGTGTTTATCCCCCGTTGCAGCGGGAGCGGGCTGGAGAAAAACAGCCTCGCCCTGGCTGAACAGGTCGAAGCTATCGACAAAAAGCAACTTCGGGAACACAAAGGCACAGTGACCGATGCCCGCATCATGGAGCAGATCACTCGTGCTCTTCAAATACAGATTGGTGCCGTAGAGGCATATAATTAAAAAGGGCAGTCGGCCATAGTGGTCGGCTGCCTTTGGCATTTACTGCACAATGCCATTCGATGGTTTGAGCAGTTTTGCATAATACATAATAACATCTTCGGGAGTGGGTCGATTTCCTTTGCATGGAATCTGCCGCCATTTGGCTTGTACCTCCGGGTCGGGGTCATTCATGCCAATTGCGATGGCGACCTCCATTTCTCGAAGCACATTCTCCGTGGTTGTGTTGTTTTTCTGTGCAACTGCTTTTAGAATAGTTTTAAAGTTCTTCATATTCATACCTCCGTAGTATTGCAACTAATTCTTTAGCATCACTATACCACGGTTATCATGTCGAATGATAGCAGTATTTTGTCGAAGAAATGAAAAAAGAGCCGAGCGGCTCTTTCCTCTATGCTTTAATAATTGCCTCGATAGTTTTCAAAATGCGGGTTCTATCTTTAGGTGGCAGCCCAGCAATGGAATCCGACAATTCGCAGGCTTTTCCTTGATATGATTCACTGACCGCTTCAAAAAGCAGCGTATCCGCAGAAACACCGAGGGCGTTTGCAATGGCAACAAAAGTCTCCAACCTGGGCAGCTTCACGCCACGCTCCAGTGAACTGAGATGGTTTGGCCCAATATCAACCAGGGCAGAAAGCTGTTCCTGTGTCATTCCTTTTGCCTCACGGACTGCCTTGAGCCGTTCACCAAACGCTTTTGCATCCATTCACAACACCTCCTTTAAGATTACAACTAACGCTAAAGTTAGTATATCCGAGGAAGTTTCAATCAAACAGCCACGAAAGAATTGGCTCTAACGCTAAAGTGTAGATTGTGGGTTCTATTTTCAAAAAACTTTGCACTACCTTTTCACTGTTTTTTACTTTTGGGTGTGCTATTATTATACTTGCCAAGATAAGAACGAGAGCCGAGGAGCAATCCTCCGGCTCTTTTCTTTTTGGTCGGGCAGTGCTTTCATCCTTTCCACCGCCCGTACATACGAAAGGAGCGAGAGTATGATATTTACGAGCGAACAGGTGTCCTGCGGACACCCCGACAAAATCTGCGACCAAATCTCCGACGCCATCGTCACGGACTGCCTCCGTCATGATAAAAACAGCCGTGTGGCTGCGGAGTGCCTTATCAAGGATTACGACATCACTATTGCGGGCGAGATCACCAGCAGCCATGAGCCGGACTATTCGGCCTTGGTAAAGGATGTGCTTCCCCGCATCGGGCTTCCCAATGCCGAGAAGTATCGGCTGACTGTGCTTGTGAGCAAACAGAGCGCCGACATCGCCCTTGGCGTGGACGGCAATCAAGGTGCTGGCGACCAGGGCATGATGTTCGGCTATGCTTCCAACGAAACACCCGAACTGCTGCCTATCCCGTTTGCGGTAGCCACCCACGCATTACGCTTGCTGCGGGAACTGAATGAGCCGAGGCTTCTGCCTGATGCCAAGGCACAGGTTTCCTTTGACTATGACCAGCATCGGATTACCACCTTTCTCATAAGCACACAACACAGAGAGGACACGATGGTTGAGGACATCCGTCCCGTGGTAGAGGCTGTCATGGAAACCGCCGCGCAGGACTACGATTTGAATACCGACTTCGAGCGGCTGGTCAACCCGACCGGCCGCTTTGTCATCGGTTCCTCCTTTGCGGACACCGGGCTGACAGGTCGAAAAATCATCGCTGACACCTACGGCGGTATGTGCCGTCATGGTGGCGGTGCATTCTCCGGCAAAGACCCCACCAAAGTTGACCGCTCCGGCGCCTATATGGCGAGAAAGGTTGCGCGGGACATTGTAGCTGTGGGTTACGCCGACAAGTGCGAGGTTCAGTTAGCATACGCCATTGGCGTTGCTGCTCCCGTGTCCCTGGCTGTTGACTGCTTCCAGACAGAGCATATCCCTGTTGGTGCCATTATCGACTACATCCGTGGTTCGTATGACCTCACACCGAGAGGCATCATTGAACGGCTCGGCTTGCTGGATGTGGATTACAACGAGGTCAGTTCCTACGGACACTTCGGTAAGACCGGCCTCCCTTGGGAGGAGTAAGCCATGCCGCATCGTCCGAACACACCGTGCAAGCACCCCGGCTGCAACAGGCTGGTTCCCCACGGCACGATGTACTGCGAGGAACACGCACCGCTCCATGCCCACGATGTTCGTGGCACCAAGGAGAAAGGTTACGACAGCCGCTGGCGCAGAGCCAGGTCGAGGTTCCTCAAGGCACACCCGCTGTGTGTTCGTTGCCTCGCCCAAGGCAAGCTGGTCAAGGCTACTGTCGTTGACCACATCGTTCCACATCGAGGTGACCAGCACCTCTTCTGGGACGAGAGCAACTGGCAACCTCTGTGTAAATCGTGTCATGATACCAAGACCATGACCGAGGATAGATTCCAGGAGTGGGGTTACAGATAATCTTACCCCACCCAGGGGCGGGTCGAATCTCTGTGGGGGTGGGGTGAAAAGACCGGTGCCCCCTCAAGCGTGAATTTTCGCAGAATTTGTTAGGGGGGATACCCGCCCCGCGCCGCCACGGCCCAGGAAAACCATAAAAATCAGCAAAAGAGCCGACCGTGCCGAAGGAGTAGCCTCCCGATGAGCGGCGGCTCTTTTGCGTAAAAGTTCACCAAAGGGCTGTGAAACTTCACTTTTTCTGTGAAGTTTCCGGCCTTTTTCTTTTCTACTTTTCAGCGAAAGGGTGTGAAGCAATGACCGAATTCCAGGCAAAGCAGATACGCGACCTCCGTTTGCAAGGCGGTGGTTACCGCGCCATTGCTTCGGTCGTTGGGCTGTCTCGTGACATCGTGCGGAACTACTGCAAGAGCCACGGGCTGGACGGGTTGGCCTCCGTCTTGACCATCAACATGAAAGAGCAGATGGCGCTCGGAACGGTCTGCCTGTGCTGTGGGAAGCCAATCCAGCAGTCGGCGACTGGCCGCAAGCGAAAATTCTGCTCAGACAAATGCAGACGGGACTGGTGGACGGCGCATCAGAGCGACATCCAACGCAAGCCGTCTGCCTACTACGAATTGACCTGTTCCAACTGCGGCAAGACCTTCTTGTCCTATGGAAACAGGAACCGAAAATACTGCTCCCACGAATGTTATGTCCGTGACAGGTTTTGGCGGGAGGAAGATGGCAGAGAGCCGTATGTCGGCCCTGCTCAACTGAAGGAGGAAAACCAATGAGCGCAATGGAATGGGAAACGCTGTCGGTGGATGCTCTGCGCCCCGCCGCCTATAACCCCCGCAAGAAGCTGAAAGCGGGAGATAAGGAATACGAGAAAATCAAGAGTTCCATCCAGGAATTCGGGTATGTGGAACCCATCATCGTCAACTTCGATATGACGGTCATCGGCGGTCACCAGCGTTTGACCGTTCTGAAAGACCTGGGCTACACCGAGGTGCAATGCGTGGTCGTCCATATCGAGGACGAAACCAAGGTCAAGGCTCTGAACATCGCGCTCAACAAAATCACGGGTGCCTGGAATGAGCAGCTTTTGGCTGACCTTATTGTGGATTTGCAGACCGCCGAGTTCAACACGGACTTCACGGGTTTCGAGGCTCCCGAAATCGAGCAGCTCTTCTCCAAGGTACACAACAAGGAAGTCAAAGAGGACGATTTCGATGTAGATGCCGAATTGCAGAAGCCGACCATGTCCCGCTCTGGGGATGTGTGGCTGCTCGGTCGGCACCGCCTGATCTGCGGCGACTCCACTTTGCCGGATACCTACACCACGCTGATGAACGGCAACCGTGCCAACCTCGTGGTGACCGACCCGCCCTACAATGTGAATGTGCAGGAAACCGCCGGGAAGATCCAAAACGACAATATGCCCGATGAGGATTTCTACAAATTCCTCTTTGCGGCCTTTACCAATATGGAGCAGAGCATGGAGCAGGATGCTTCCATCTATGTGTTCCACGCCGACACCAAGGGACTGATTTTCCGTCAGGCGTTCCACGATGCCGGATTCTATCTATCCGGCTGCTGCATCTGGAAAAAGAACGCATTGGTGCTGGGGCGTTCCCCGTATCAATGGCAGCACGAGCCGTGCCTCTTCGGTTGGAAAGTTGGCGGCAAGCACCAATGGTACAGCGACCGCAAGCAGACCACCATTTGGGAATACGACCGCCCCAAGGCATCCAAAGACCATCCGACCATGAAGCCCGTGGCTTTGATGGCGTACCCGATTCAGAACTCCTCTATGAGCAACTGCATCGTGCTGGACCCGTTCCTCGGCTCCGGCTCCACGCTCATGGCTTGCGAGGAAACCGGCCGCATCTGCTACGGCATCGAACTCGACCCCAAGTTTGCGGATGTCATTGTAAAGCGGTATGTCGAGGCGGTCGGCTCCGGCGATGGTGTATTTGTACTCCGTGATGGGGTCCAGGTACCCTACGCAGAAGTGTCCCCTGCCGCGGAGGTGGGTCATGAGTGAGCAACTGACCTTTATTGATTTCTTCTCTGGCATCGGCGGCTTTCGCCTGGGGCTGGAACTGGCTGGAATGAAATGTGTCGGCTTTTGCGAAAAAGATAAATTTGCGGCGCGGTCATACCGTGCCATGTACGATACGAAGGGAGAATGGTATGGAGATGACATCACAGCAATTCGACCAGATGACATTCCTCACGCAGATGTATGGACTGCTGGGTCGCCTTGTCAGAATGTCTCGATTGCAGGAGGCAGGGCCGGAATTCACGGAGACCGAAGTGGACTCTTTTTTAACTTCGTTAACCTCCTCAAAGGCAAAAAAGAAGAAGATCGACCCGAATGGGTTATCCTCGAAAATGTTAAAGGCCTTCTCAACAGCCATGCCGGATGGGACTTCCTCGATTATCTCTGTGAACTGGCCGAAGCTGGGTACGATGTCGGGTGGCAGGTTTTCAACTCCAAAGATTACGGAGTGCCTCAAAACCGAGAGCGAGTGTACACTATCGGACATCTTAGAAGCAGAGGTGGACGAGAAATACTACCTGTCAGCCCAGAAAGCTGTGGAAATCTTAAGCAAATTGTAGGAGGCTCCCAGGGCTACCGTGTATATGACCCGTCCGGCATCTCCGCCACGCTGGCAAGTGAGGCTGGCGGCATGGGGGCAAAAACGGGGTTGTATCTGATTGACCAGAACGCCGTTGCACCCAAAATCACGGACACCGCCCGCTGCATCACCGCACGGTATAACGCTGGGGTGGTGAACCACACCGCACAGAACAGCGGTGTCCTTGAGGTCGGTGCCGATGCGGAGGAGCCACATCGCAAAGCCTACCCGGTGCTGACCCCCGACCGCCGTGAGAAGCGGCAGAACGGCCGGCGCATGAAAGAAGCGGAAGAGCCGATGTTCACGCTGACCAGCCAGGACAGGCATGGCGTGATGGTTGAGGTGGATGACCCTGCTGCCATTGCGCTTCGCTCTGCTACCAAGCAAGGCTACGAAACTGCTCACCCCGGTGACTCGGTCGATCTGGCTTATCCTGCTTTGCAGACCCGCCGCGCTCGTGTTGGGCAGGGCTTTGCCCACGCTCTTTCATGTTCTGGTGCGGTCGGCGTGGTAGTTTGGAATGACAAGCTGGTACGCATCCGTAGGCTTACCCCGAAGGAGTGCTTTCGGCTACAGGGCTTCACGGATGACCGCTTTGAAAAAGCTGCTACAGTCAACTCCGATGCCCAGCTCTACAAGCAGGCCGGCAACGGCGTGACCGTGAATGTTGTCTATGCCATCGGCAAAAAAATAGTCGCCGCAAACCCTTGATATTGCTTGACTTATGTGCCTTTTAGAGTGATGTATGTAGTACCAAAAAAACAAGGGAGGCACATACCATGAAGATCACCACAAACACGACCGACCGCAAGGCTCTGGTCAAAACTATCGCCGAGTTCACTGGTGCCGAGATGCACTATGCTGGCCCTCCGTCCTTCGCTTACACGGTCGGCGGCTTCACCATCGACCGCAACAGCGTGATTACCAGCGAAAACGAGGAAGGCTGTGATGCTTTGAAAGACCATCTGATTGAAAAGGGCTTCGTGGAACCCGAAGTCGATGAGCTGCACATCAAGGTTCCGATGGACACCGATAACGCCGCCTGGATGCGGAACCTGGTGTACACGCTCCACGCCCGCCAGTACCTTTTGAACAAGGTTACCGAGCGGGAGAACTTCGTCATCAGCGACAGTCTGGTGGATGCTCTGGAAAAGGCCCCCACCGATGATGCTGGCGTGTTCAGTTCCATCCTTTCTGAGGATACGGGCGAATGGAAAGGTATAGCCTTTGCTCCTGGCGAGGTCGAGTTTACCTTCCCCGTTTCGGAGGATGCATTCAAGAACCGTGCCTACGCCGAAGTGGCGGCGTTCATGGTCGCAAGAGCCAAGGATGCCCACCGCATCAGCCCCACCAGGGTCGAGCCGGAGAATGAGAAATACTACCTCCGCATTTGGCTCCTTCAGCTTGGGCTTACGGGCTTGGGTGGCAAAGAGTCCCGCAAAGCCCTGCTGGCGGGGTTGAAGGGCAACACAGCGTTCCGCACTGCCGAGGAGGTAGACAAGTTCAAGGCTGACCAAAAGGCCAAACGCGCCGCCAAAAAGGCAGAGATGCAGACCGCCGAGAGTGACTCTGACGAGGAATAAACTGCGATAATACACACAACTCCTGCCCCGAATGATTGTGTACTTTATAGCTGCGAATTGACTGGATAATATGTGCTTTTAGTGCGAATATGTGACTACCGAAAGGGAAAACAAACGCCGAAAGGAAGCACATATTATGAACGAAAAGACTACCAACCAAATCGCCGCCATGAAAAACCAGACCATCGGGGTCGAGGTTGAGATGTATAACATCACCCGCCAGAACGCTTGCAAAGCCATCGCAGCCTACTTCCACACCGAGAACACCGTCAGCCACGACTACGGTTCCTACGATTCCTGGTCCTGCAAAGACACGCAGGGGCGGACATGGAAAATCACACGGGATGTCAGCATCCAGGCAGCTTGCGACACCGAAAAGACCGAGATGGGAACCCCCATCCTGCACTACAGCGACATCGAGGACTTGCAGGAAATCATCCGCCAGCTTCGCCACGCTGGGGCGAAAAGCGACCCCGCCCATATGTGCGGAGTCCACATCCACATCGGCTTGGGCGACCACACCCCCAAGACCCTGCGGAACCTCGCCAACATCATGGCAAGCCACGAGAACCTTTTGATTTCCGCAATGCGCCTCGACCAGGGCCGCATCGCACGGTACTGCCGCACGGTAGACCAGCGGTTCCTCGAAACCCTCAACCGCAGAAAGCCCACCACCATGCGCGCCCTTTCGGATGTATGGTACGAAAGCCAAAACGCCGACTACCGCAGAAACGAGCATTACAACAACAGCCGCTACCATATGCTCAACTACCACGCTTGCTTCACCCACGGCACTGTTGAATTCCGCTGCTTCCAATTCGCCAACCCCAACGGCGACCGCAAGGGCGGACTTCACGCTGGGGAGTTGAAAAGCTACATTCAGCTTTGCCTCGCCTTGAGCCAAATGGCAAAAACCTCCTCCAAGGCAAGCCCGAAACAGCCTCAGGTCGAGAACCCCAAATACGCCATGCGGACTTGGCTCCTTCGCCTGGGCTTCATTGGCGAGGAATTTGCCACAGCACGGGACATTCTCACCCGCAACCTTGACGGCGACACAGCATTCCGCTTCGGGCGCGCCGCTTGAAGGAATTAGCCGCAGGCCCCCTTTAGACCGCTTCGGCGGTCTTTAGGTGGTAGAAGGGTCTTTCCTTCAGAAAGGATGGTTCAGCATGAAAGAAAAATACTACCTTGCCTACGGTAGCAACCTGTCGATGGGGCAAATGGCACAGCGGTGTCCCGATGCGGTGTATGTTGGCACCGCCGACATTCCCGACTATCAGCTTCTGTTCAAGGGAAGCCAGTCAGGCAGCTACCTCACCATCGAACCCAAAGCAGGATGCACCGTCCCCGTGCTGGTTTGGAAAATCTCCGAGCGGGACGAGCGAAACCTTGACCGCTACGAGGGTTGCCCCAGCTTCTACTACAAACGGCTTCTACCTGTTAGCATCCATTCGTTGCTTTCGGATTCGGAAGTCATCCAGGCCGATGCCATCGTGTATATCATGCATGAGGAGCGGCCGCTTGGTATGCCCACTCTCCACTACTACGATATTTGCCTTGAGGGCTATTACCGCTTTGGCTTTAACTCAAAGGTGCTGGAAAACGCCCTGGCTGACAGCGTGGGCAAAAAGCTGGCACGGAAGATGCTGAAGGAGGTTGGTTACTATGGCTGACATTCCCTTGGAGCAGCTTCGCACCAGCTTTCCCGCTGGCACCCGCATCGTGCTGATTGAGATGGACGACCCGCAGGCCCCGCCAAGCGGGGCACAAGGCACCGTGCGGGGCGTGGACGACATCGGCGACATCCTTGTTGCCTGGGACACAGGCGGGTCGCTGAACCTTATTCCGGGCGTTGACCGCTTCTCCAAGCTGCTGTGATTTACACAGTTCCATTTCCGTATCTTTGGTACATTTATTCCTCTGAAATGACTGGATAAATAGTGGTTTTAGAGCGAATATGTGTATAACAAAAGAAAGGAAGGTACAAACCATGTGGACAAAAGGAACGATTAACGGCTACGATTTTCAAATCAAGCACTTCGAGGAAGGCAGTGAGTTCGGCATCAACGAGGGTCGCATTTCCAAGCTGTGGATTTCTAAAGACCATAAAGCCCTCGCTAACTATGACAGGGGTTGGGATGTCCGCCCCACCGACAAAGGCGCTAAGGCGGTCTACGCCCACCTTTTGAAGAAGTACAACTAACACACATTCCCACAGAAGCGGCCCCTCGCTGGGGGCTGTTTCTCGTACACAAGACCTTTCGGGGTCTTTTTTTGTTGCCCATTTTTCATTGAGAGGAGGTGTGGGATATGGCACAGAGAGGAAGAAAGCCGAAGCCGACTGCGCTCAAGGTGCTGGAAGGCAACCCTGGCGGTCGCCCGCTGAATCCCAATGAGCCGTCCCCTGGCAAGAAAGCCCCCCGCTGCCCTGGGTGGCTTGAGGACGAAGCAAAAAAAGAGTGGAAGCGCATGGGCAAAATCCTCGAACAGTTGGGGCTTCTGACCGAAATGGATATGGCGGCTTTTGCAGGGTACTGCCAAGCCTACGCCCGCTGGAAGGAAGCCGAAGAGTTCATCACCCAGCATGGCACGATGGTCCGCACCCCCAACGGCTATCTGCAACAGGTTCCCCAGGTCAGCATCGCCCAAACCAATCAGAAAATCATGCTGAAGTTCTGTGAGCAGTTCGGGCTTACTCCCTCTGCCCGGAGCCGCATCGTTGGCGGTGATGGCGCGCCCGACCCGGCTGACGAAATGGAGCAGTTGCTGGGTGGTGGTGATGAGTAATGGCATACCAGTACAAATCGTCACCGTTCATGCTGCCGACCTCCCATTACGACAAGGCCAAGGCCGACCGGGCGGTTGCATTCATTCAAAACCTCTGCCACACCAAGGGCAAATGGGCTGGCAAGAAGTTCTTGCTGTTGCCCTGGCAGGAGCAAATCGTGCGGGACATCTTCGGCATCGTCAAGGCCAACGGCAAGCGGCAGTTCCTCACCGCCTATGTGGAAATCCCCAAGAAGCAGGGCAAGTCGGAACTGGCTGCGGCGATTGCGCTGTATCTGCTTTACGCCGATGGAGAGGCCAGCGCCGAAGTTTATGGTGCCGCCTGTGACCGCAACCAGGCATCCATCGTTTTTGATGTTGCCAAGCAGATGGTTCTAATGTCCCCCGCTCTGAACAAGAGGTCGAAAATCACCGCCGCCACCAAGCGCATCGTCAACTACAGCAATGCCGGATTCTACCAGGTGCTTTCCGCAGAAACGGGTACCAAGCACGGCTTGAATGTGTCTGGGCTTGTTTTCGATGAGATCCACGCACAGCCGAACCGCCGCCTTTACGATGTTCTGACCAAAGGCTCCGGCGATGCCCGTGAACAGCCGTTGTTCTTCATCATCACCACGGCCGGCACGGACAAACAGTCCATCTGCTATGAACTGCACACCAAAGCCCTGGATATCATGGCGGGTCGGAAAAAGGATGTGTCTTTTTACCCGGTCGTATATGGGCTGACCGATGCCGATGACTGGAACGAGGAAGCGAACTGGTACAAAGCCAATCCGTCCCTCGGACACACCATCGCCATTGACCGTGTTCGGGAGGCATATAAAAACGCCCTCGAAAACCCCGCCGAAGAAAATGTGTTCAAGCAGCTACGCCTCAATATCTGGACGAACTCCACCGTGGTGTGGATTCCAGAGCATATCTACGAGCGAGGTAATCTGCCCATTGACATTCCTTCGTTGGCAGGCAGGGACTGCTATGCCGGACTCGACCTTTCGTCCACTTCCGATATTACAGCGCTGGTATTGGTGTTCCCGCCCAGGACAGAAGATGAGAAGTACATCGTTCTTCCGTTCTTTTGGTTGCCGGAGGAAACGCTGGAACTGCGATGCCGCCGTGACCATGTTCTCTATGATGTGTGGGAACGGCAGGGCTTCATCCAAACCACTGAGGGCAATGTCATCCACTACGGTTTTATTGAGAAGTTCATCGAGCAACTCGGCGAAACCTACCACATCAAAGAAATCGCCTATGACCGTTGGAACGCCACGCAGATGGTGCAGAACCTTGAGGACATGGGTTTCCTCATGGTGCCATTCGGCCAGGGCTTCAAAGATATGTCTCCGCCGTCCAAGGAACTGTATAAGTTGTTGATGGAGGGCAGCATCAATCACGGTGGCAACCCCGTGCTGAAATGGATGGCGCAGAATGTTGTCATGGAGCAAGACCCCGCCGGAAACATCAAGCCCACCAAGGCAAAATCAGTAGAGAAGATTGACGGCATCGTGGCTCTCATCATGGGGCTTGACCGCTGCATCCGCAACGGCGGCGATACCACCAGCGTTTACGACCAGCGAGGAATCCTTGCTTTCTGATATGCAGCCGTGTTTGACGCTGGGTGGTTAAAATTATCTTTAACCGCTCCTCGTCAGTAACAGTGTTTGACGGCAAAGAATCAACTTCCCATACGCACCTTTCCGTGTTACTATGATGGAAAAGGAGGCGTAATACCATGAAAATTTCAAACAGCATGATAAGCTGTGCTTATGAATATGGCATCAAAGTCTACCGCAAGGAAATGGCTGGCATTGATGCCAGAGCCGAAGTATATCACCAGACTGGCATGGACCCCGGCTCTGCTGGTGACTACATCAACAATTTGCAATATATGCTGGCGGGGCAAGAATACAAGCGCACCATGAACATGGCAGCAACCGAATACTTTCTCATTCACATCGGAGAGGACTTCGGGCGACAGGCACAGCAAAAGGCCGCAGAGGCGGTCGCAGCTCATGTTCGGTATTATGAGCGCATCCACAGCTATTTGCCAAGCATCGACAAGATAGCACAGAAATACAAATAATTGCCATTTTGCTTTAAGCATCCACCCAATTCCGGGTGGGTGCTTTTTTCATGCCATTTTTCAGGAGGTAACGCCATGAAAATTCCCATTCTGTCCCGGTTCGGTAAAGCGCGGGACAAGCCCACCGACTACTATACAGGCTCCGACTACACCTTTTTGTTCGGCCCAACCACAAGCGGCAAGAGCGTGAATGAGTTTACTGCCATGCAGACCACAGCAGTTTATAGCTGTGTCCGCATTCTGTCAGAAGCCATCGCGTCCTTGCCGCTTCATGTTTACCGCTACAAGGGTGCTGGCAAGGAGCGTGTGTTCGACCACCCGCTGTACCACATCCTCCACGATGAGCCAAACAGCGAGATGACTTCCTTTGTGTTCCGGGAAACCCTTATGAGCCATTTGCTCATTTGGGGCAATGCTTACGCGCAGATCATTCGGGATGGTGCAGGACGGGTTGTTGCGCTTTACCCGCTGCTCCCGAACAAGATGACCGTCTACCGGGACAAAAGCGGAGAAATCTACTACGCTTACACCCGCAGTTCGGACGAGAACCCCAACTTCAAGGAATACGGCACGGTCATGCTCCGGCGTGAAGATGTGCTGCACATCCCCGGATTGGGATTCGATGGCCTTATGGGTTACTCGCCGATTGCAATGGCCCGCAACGCTGTGGGCATGACCATCGCCTGTGAGGAATACGGGGCCAGCTTCTTTGCCAATGGTGCAAATCCCGGTGGTGTGCTTGAACATCCCGGCGTTCTGAAAGACCCCGCCAAGGTGCGCGATTCCTGGAACAGCATCTATCAGGGCAGCAACAACGCCCACAAGGTTGCTGTGCTTGAGGAAGGGATGAAATACCAGCAAATCGGTATTCCCCCGGAAGAGGCACAGTTCCTCGAAACCCGTAAATTCCAAATCAACGAGATTGCTCGGTTGTATCGCATCCCGCCCCACATGGTCGGTGACCTGGAAAAGTCCAGCTTCTCCAACATCGAACAGCAGTCCTTGGAGTTCGTGAAATACACGCTTGACCCCTGGGTCATCCGCTGGGAGCAAGCCCTTGCTCGGTCGTTGCTTCTGCCGGACGAGAAAAAACAGTATTTCATCAAGCTGAATGTGGATGGTCTGCTCCGTGGCGACTACCAAAGTCGCATGACAGGCTACGCCACCGCAAGGCAGAACGGCTGGATGAGTGCCAACGACATCCGTGAGATGGAAGATCTGAACCCTATTGCCCCGGAAGAGGGCGGCGATCTTTATCTCATCAACGGCAACATGACCAAGCTGGCCGATGCTGGCATCTTTGCCGGACAGGCTCCGGCTCCCGAAGAAAACACAGGAGGTACTCAATGAAACAGAAATTCTGGAATTGGGTCCGCAACGAAGGTGAACCGTCCGTACTGGTTCTCAACGGTCAAATATCCGATGAGACCTGGTTTGGCGATGAGGTCACCCCCGGCTTGTTCAAGCAGGAATTGCAACAGTGCCAGGGCGACATCTCCGTGTGGATCAACAGCCCCGGCGGCGACTGCTTCGCCGCAGCCCAAATCTACAATATGCTGATGGACTACCCGCACAATGTGACGGTCAAGATTGATGGCCTTGCGGCTTCTGCCGCCTCGGTCATCGCTATGGCTGGCACGGAGGTGCAGATGTCCCCGGTTGCCATGATGATGATTCACAACCCAGCCACCGTGGCGATTGGCGATACCGCAGAAATGCAGAAAGCCATCTCCATGCTGGACGAGGTCAAGGAGTCCATCATGAACGCCTACGAAATCAAGACCGGGATGTCCCGTTCTAAGATTTCTCACCTTATGGATGCCGAGTCCTGGTTCAACGCCACCAAGGCGGTGGAATTGGGCTTTGCAGATAAAGTGCTGTTCTCTGACCCCGACCCGGAGCAGAAGGACGAGGAGGCTCTCCCGGCTATGATGTTTTCCCGTGCCGCTGTGACCAACTCGCTGCTCTCCAAACTCATGCCCCCGAAGCCCGCCGTGCCGGGTACACCCGCTGACCAACTCGAAAAAAGACTGAGCGTCATCGCTCACTAACAGGAGGATTTTATTATGAACAAGATTCTGGAACTGCGCGAAAAGCGTGCTGCCGCATGGGATGCTGCCAAGAAGTTTCTGGATGCCAAGCGTGATAACAAGGGCATCGTATCTGCCGAGGACACCGCCACCTACGACAAAATGGAGTCTGAGGTGGTTGCGCTGGGCAAAGAAATCGACCGCCTCGAAAAGCAGGCCGCGCTCGATGCCGAACTGGCTCGTCCGACCAGCGACCCCATCACCAATCAGCCCGGTACCACTCCGGCAAACGCTCAGAAGACCGGCCGTGCCTCCGATGCCTATAAGCAGGCGTTCTGGGACAGCATTCGCCGCCGCAACTTCTTTGATGTGAAGAACACTCTGAACATCGGCACCGACTCCGAGGGCGGTTACCTGGTGCCGGACGAGTACGAGCGCCAGTTGGTCGATGCGCTCAAGGAGGAGAACTTCTTCCGCTCCCTGGCGACCGTCATCCACACCGCCAGCGGTGAGCGCAAGATTCCCATCGTCACTGGCCACGGCGAAGCTGCCTGGATGGAAGAGGGCGGTCTGTATCCCGATAGCGAGGACACCTTCGGTCAGACCACCATCAGCGCCTACAAGCTGGGTACTGCCATCAAGGTTTCCGATGAGCTGCTGAACGACAGCATCTTTGATGTAGAAGCCTACATCGCAACCGAGTTTGCCCGCCGCATCGGTACCAAGGAAGAGGAAGCGTTCTTCGTTGGTGATGGCTCCAACAAACCCACGGGTCTGTTCGGCAGCGCACAGGATGGCGTGACCACCGCTGGTGCCAACATCACCTTCGATGATGTCATGGACCTGTACCACTCTCTGCGCGCACCTTACCGCCACAAGGCCGTGTGGCTGCTGAATGACACCACCGTCAAGGCTCTGCGTAAGCTGAAGGACGGCAACGGCAATTATATCTGGCAGCCCTCCGTTGTGGTCGGTCAGCCGGACATGATTCTGAACCGTCCCTACTACACCAGCAACTTCATTCCCGATATGACCGCTGGCAACAAGGTCATGGCCTTCGGCGATATGAGTTACTACTGGATTGCCGACCGCCAGGGCCGCAGCTTCAAGCGCCTCAACGAACTGTACGCTCCCAACGGCCAGGTCGGTTTCCTCGCTTCCGAGCGTGTGGACGGCAAGCTGATCCTGCCCGAAGCGGTCAAGACCATGACGCTCAAGGCGTAATCCCACGGTGGTCTGCTGGCTTCGGTTGGCAGACCACCATAGTTTTTAAGGAGGTGGGCTGTGTGCTGATTACCCTGGAAGAAGCCAAGCTGTATCTGCGCGTTGATTCTGCCGATGAGGATTCGTTCATCACCGGGCTGGTTGAAACGGCTGAACGGCTCTGCATGGATGTGGCGCGTGTGGACAGCAAGGTTCTGACCGAGGAAGCCGCATCCACCCGAATCGCTGTGCTGTATGCGGTGGCGTACCTGTACGAACACAGGGAGGAAGCTGACCACCATGAACTGGTGACCATGCTTCGCTCTCTGCTGTTCGGTGTGCGCCGGGAGGTGTTCTGATGGACATCGCCGCACTCAACAGCCGTATCACAGTCCAGAAAACCACCGTCATCGTGGACAAAGTCAGCAACCACATCAACCGCTGGGAGGATTACTTTTCCTGCTATGCCACCGTGAGCGGTGCCAGCGGCAATGAGAGCGAGAGTGCCGGAACCACAAACGAAACGGAAAATCTGGCCTTCACAGTCCGCTATTGCAGCGAACTGTCTGTCGTTACCCCCTCCGGCTACCGAGTACTGTTCCGGGGCCGGATTTACGATATTTCCTATGTTGACCCGATGGGCTTCAAGAACAACAGCTTGAAGTTCAAAGCTACCCTGCGAAAGAGGTGATGCGCATGGCGCAAAGAGTACAGATTGGCGATATGGCTGATGCCATCATGGAGGAAATGGAGAAGTACGCCACCGTGGCTACGGACACCCTCAAGGATGCCGTGAAGGATTCTGCCAAAACCGTCAAGAAAGAAATCGAGGCGACCGCGCCTGTGGACTCCGGCAAGTACAAGAAAAGCTGGCGTGCCAAGGCGACCGAGGAAACCTCCACCAAGCTGACGATGGTCGTCCATTCTGCCACCCGCTACCAAATCGCACATCTCCTTGAGCATGGTCACGCCAAGCGGGGCGGCGGCAGAGTGGCAGCGATTCCCCATATCGCTCCCGCCGAAGAAAAAGGCGTGAGTGAACTGGAAAAGAAAATCGAGGAGGGTCTGTCGGGATGAACCACGATGAAGTGCTGGCGATGGTGGCTGAAATGCAACTGCCATCTGCCTATGACCATTTTGCGGAGGGTGAATCCCCAGACCCTCCGTTTCTTTGCTTTCTCTATCCGGGCACCGATAACTTTGCCGCAGACGGTTTGGTCTACTTCAGTTCCAACGAACTGAACATCGAACTGTACACGGATATCAAAGACCCGGATTTGGAGGCCCGCATCGATGCGGTGCTGACCCAACACGAACTTTACTACACCAAAAGCGAAGTATGGATTGCCTCCGAGCATCTGTACGAAGTGCTTTATGAATTGGAGGTCTGAATCATGGCTGATAAAAACAACAAAGTCAAATTCAATCTGAAGAACGCGCACTATGCGCTGCTCACCATCGCCGAGGACGGCGCGGTATCCTTTGGCACCCCTACGCCGATGCCTGGTTCCGTGTCCATCTCCTTGGATGCCAACGGTGAGCCGGAAAACTTCTACGCCGATGGCGTGGCTTATTATGTCATCAACAACAACATGGGTTATGATGGCGACCTGGAACTGGCAATGATCCCGGAATCTTTCCGCACAGAGGTGTTGAAAGAGACGCTGGATGCCAAGGGTGTGCTTATCGAAAACTCTGAGGTTGAACTGGCTTCCTTCGCTCTGCTCTTTGAGTTTGATGGTGATCAGAAGCACATTCGCCACGCCCTGTATAACTGCTCTGCCTCCCGTCCCAAGATTGAGGGCAAGACCAACGAGGACAGCAAGGAAGTACAGACAGAAACACTCACCATCAAGGCTACCCCGCTTGCAAGCGGTATGGTCAAGGCCAAAACTGGCGATGCCACCGATGCCACCACCTACGCCAACTGGTACAAGACCGTGTATCTGCCGGCCGCTGCCGAAGAGGCTGCGGTGCTGTCCAAGGCTTCTACTACAACGGCAACCACCACGACTTCCACCAAATCCACCACTTAATCGGAGGTAAAGGATTATGAGCATGAGCAAAACCATTGAAATTGATGACAAACAGGTGGCCTTCAAGGCCAGTGCTGCCATTCCTCGCATCTACCGCATGAAGTTCCAGCGCGACATCTACAAGGATTTGCGTTCTTTGGAAAAGGCCGTGGGTGGCTCCGATGAAAAGGAGTCCAACCTCGACCTGTTTTCTTTGGAGATGTTCGAGAACATCGCCTATGTCATGGCAAAACACGCAAAGCCCGAAGAGGTGCCGGATTCCCCAGAGGATTGGCTGGATGGCTTCTCCACCTTCTCCATCTATCAGATTCTTCCCGAAATCATCAAGCTGTGGGGTCTGAACATCCAGTCCGATATCGAGTCTAAAAAAAACTTCGCCAGAGTGAGCGAGAAATGACGACCCCGCTGTTTTTGCTGCGCTGTGTACAGTTGGGCATTTCCATCCGTGACTTGGATTTGCTCTCCATTGGCCTTGTAAACGATATGTACGCAGAAAGCGGCAACGACAGCTACAAATACCCGCAGTTGGCTACGCAGGACGATTTTGACAGGTTTTAAGGAGGTGGAATAGCGTGGCAAACAGAATCAAGGGCATCACGGTCGAGATTGGCGGTGATACCACAGGTCTTACCAAAGCCCTCAATGATGTCAACAAGGAAATCAAGTCCACGCAGGCCCAGCTTAAGGATGTGGAAAAACTCCTCAAGCTGGACCCCACCAACACGGAACTCATCGCCCAAAAGCAAAAGCTGCTGGCGCAGTCCATTTCCGAGACCAAGGAGAAGCTGACCGCCCTCAAGGGCGCGCAGGAGGATTTGGACAAGGCTCTGAAAAATGGCGACATCACCCAGGAGCAGTACGATGCGTGGCAGCGAGAAATCATCGAAACCGAAAACGAACTCAAAAATCTGGAAAAAGCCGCCAAGGACACCGATAGTTCCATCCAGGCAACGCTGAAAGCGGCCGGTTCCAAAATTTCCGAAGTCGGTGATAAAATTTCCGGCGTAGGCACCACATTAAGCACCCATGTTACGGCTCCCATCGTTGCGGTGGGGGCCGCTTCTATTGCTGCTTTCAACGAGGTGGACAGCGGTTACGACACCATCATCCAAAAAACAGGTGCCACCGGGGATGCTCTCGAAAGTCTCTGCGATAGCGCAGATAATGTGTTCGGCTCTATGCCGACCGATATGGATTCCGTTTCAGTCGCCATCGGTGAGGTCAACACCAAGTTTGCGCTGACCGGGAAATCCCTTGAGGATATGTCCAAGGAGTTCATCCAGTTCGCCGAAATCAATGACACTGATCTGAACACCTCTATCGACAACACCGCAAAAATCATCAAGGCGTTTGGCCTGGAAACCTCGGATGCCTCCGGGTTGCTCGGCCTTATGACCAAACAGGCACAGGCCACGGGCATCAGCGTGGATACCTTGCAGAACAGTCTGCTCACCAACGGCTCCACCCTTAAAGAGATGGGGCTGAATGCCGCACAGTCCGTAAACCTCCTGGCGCAGTTGGAAGCCAACGGTGTCGATGCCACCACCGCTATGGCTGGCTTGAAAAAGGCTCTGAAGAATGCCACAGCAGATGGGCTGACGATGGACGAAGCCCTCAAGGCTACGGTTGATTCCATCAAGAACGCCAGCAGCGAAACCGAGGCTCTCTCCATTGCCACGGAGTTGTTTGGTGCCAAGGCCGCACCCGAAATGGTACAGGCCATCAAGGAAGGTCGTCTGAATTTTGATGACCTCTCCGCATCCATGTCCGAATACAGCGGTGTGGTCGGCGACACCTACGATGCCACCAAGGACGGCATCGACAATTTCACCACCGCCATGAACAACATGAAGCTGGCGGGTGCAGAACTCGGCGAGGCGATTTCCAATGTGCTGGGGCCAATTTTGCAAGACCTGGCACAGATGATTCGTGGCTTCACACAATGGTTCTCCGGCTTGTCGGACGGCACGAAAGAGATGATTGTTCGCATTGCTCTTATCGTTGCCGCCGTTGGGCCGGTTCTTGTTATAGTCGGCAAGGTCATCAGCGCGGTCGGCTCTATCGTTTCCGGCATCAGCGGGTTGATGGGCTTGTTCTCCACCTTGAGCGGTGCCATCAGCGCCATCATCCCGGTCATCGCCAGCGTTGGCTTGCCTGTGTTGGCTGTGGTCGCCGCCATTGCCGCGGTCATTGCTATTGGCTATCTGCTCATCACCCATTGGGAGGAGGTCAAGGCGGTCTGCATCAGCGTTTGGAATGCCATCGCCGAGTTCTTCTCGAACCTGTGGCAGTCCATCACCGAAGTGGCGACCGCTGCGTGGAACGGCATAGCGACCTTTTTCACGAACCTGTGGACGGGCATCCAAACGGTGGCTACTACGATTTGGAACGCCATCGCCGGGTTCTTTACTACGGTATGGACTGGCATTCAAACAGTAGTTTCTACTATTGTCACGGCCATTGCCAACTTTCTATCGGCGGCATGGACGGCAATCACCACGACCATTACCACCGTCCTCACCGCCATTCAGACCGTGTTCACCACGATTTGGACGGCAATCCAAACCGCCATCACTACCATCATCAATGCCATTGCCACGGTCATTACTAATGTGCTGAACACCATCAAGAACCTGTTTACCACGGTATGGAACGGCATCAAAAACACAGTCACCACGGTGCTGAATGCCATCAAGTCCACGGTCACCAGCATTTGGAATGCCATTGTTTCCGGCATCTCCAATGCCATGAATAATGTGGTCAACACCATCAAGACCGGGTTCAACAATGCGGTCGGCTTCATCAAGGGGCTGGCTTCATCCGCATTTAGCTGGGGTGCCGACATCATCAACGGCATTGTGGACGGCATCAAAAGCTGCATCGGCAAGGTCAAGGATGCGGTCAGCAATGTGGCAAGCACCATCAAATCGTTCCTGCATTTCTCCGTCCCTGACGAAGGCCCTCTGACCGACTACGAGAGTTGGATGCCCGACTTCATGTCGGGGCTTGCCCAGGGCATTGAGAAGAGCCGTGGCATGATTGCCAGCGCGGTGCAGGGCGTTGCTTCCGATATGGTCATCAGCCCCACCGTGGCGGCAACGCAAATGGCGGGTGCGGCTACCGTGTCCGGCGGCACTTCGGACGGCTCCGTTTCGGCTCTGCTGTCCGGCATCCGTGAAATGGTGGAAGCGGTCGCAACGCAAAACAACAGCACCATTTCCATCCCGGTGTATCTTGGTAACACGCTGTTGGACGAGGTCATTGTCAATGCGCAGAGCAGACAGAATCTTCGCTCCGGCGGCAGATAAGGAGGTGTGACCCTTGGCTTATATCCAATACCTCGCTTTTGAGGGCGAGAACCTTCCGCTCCCGACTTCCTATGATATTTCGATGGATGATGTGGAAGCGGACTCCTCCGGCGAAACAGAAGCCGGAACCCAGCAGCGTGATGTGGTTCGAGCCGGAGTACACACCATCGCTGTGGCATTTTCCGTTTCGCCGCTGTGGCTGAAGAAACTGACCGCCTACAAGCAGATGCCGAAAATCCATGTGGAGTTCTTTGACACCGAAACCTTGGAGGTGCGGCCGGCAGAGATGTTTATCGAGGGATACCGCGCCAAGCTGGAAAAGGACACCTCCTACAAAGGCTTGTGGACGGTGTCCTTCAACCTAAAGGAATTTTGAGAAAGGGGTGTTTTTATGTATTCGGTGAGTGAAGCGTTCCTGGAAGCGGTGCAGAAAAACACCCGCAGCTTTTACTGGACAGGCAAAATCACAACGGCAAAGGGCGTGGAGTACCCGTTCACCAATGACGATATCGTCAAGGGCAGCGGGTACATCACGCACCAATGCTGTGGGAGCAGCGAAATCGAACTCGGCACAGTGTATGCCGCTGAACTCGGTCTGACCCTGCTCCTGGACATAGACCGCTATACGCTGGACAGCGCACAGGTGGAATTGTTCTATCACCTCCGGCTGGACAGCGGCGAGTACGAGGAGGTGCCGATGGGAATCTTTGAGGTGTCCGAAGCAAACCGCACCATCCATTGCCTGGAAATCAAGGCATACGACCGTATGCTCTGGTTTGAGCAGTCCTTCGGCAACGCCATCTCAAGCGGTACGCCCTGGCAGCTTCTGACCCTTGCTTCCAAAGCCTGCAAGGTTGAGATTGGCATGGAGCAAGCCGACATCGAGGCTCTGCCCAATGGCAAAGAGGTATTTGGTGTATACAGCGACAACGACATCGAAACCTGGCGAGATCTGATTTACTACCTGGCACAGTCGATGGCGTGTTTTGCCTCCATCAATCGCGCGGGGCAGTTGGTGTTCAAGACCTACGGCACCTCGCCCGTGCTGGATGTGCCGAACACGCAGCGGTTTTCCAGCAGCTTTTCGGATTTCAAGACCCGTTACACGGCCATCAGTTCCACCAACCAGCGCACACAGACAGCAGAGTATTATGCCCTCGACCCGGACGATGGGCTGACCATGAATCTTGGTGTCAGCCCCTTGCTCCAATACGGCCTGGACGAAACCCGCAAGCGCGTCCTCGAAGCGGTGCTTCAAGCTATCTCTGTCATCGACTATGTGCCTTTCGACTCCACCACCATCGGCAACCCTGCCCTTGATGTGGGTGATATACTGACTTTCTCCGGCGGTCATGCCGATGAGCAGTCCCGCACCTGTATCACGGGATACACCTACAAAATCAACGGCAAGCACACCATCAAGTGCGTGGGCAAGAACCCACGGCTGGCTGATGCCAAGAGCAAGAATGACAAGAACATCACCGGGCTGCTCAACCAGGTGGAAGCGGGCAAAATCATCTACTACAACTTCATCAACGCTGCGCCGTTCCTCATCAAGACCACGCCGCAGGAGGTTCTCTCCATTGAGTATGTGGCGGCCGAGGAAACGAGCGCGACCTTTCTTGCGGAGATACTGCTGAAAGCCAACCCCGAAAAAGGCACACAGCAAGTGGTCGCCACGGACTCCGAGGGCAAGGAAATGACCCTCAACCTTCCGACCGATGGGGCGGTCATGCTCAAGGTCACCTACAAGAATGACCTGGAGGAAGAAACCACCTTTTACCCCATTGACAACTTCAAGGATGGACAGCACATTCTGACCCTGTTCCACCCGATTACAGCCGTTGCCTCCAATGTGGGGCAGCGGTTTGCTGTTCTACTTTCTGCCGAGAACGGCACGGTGGAGATTGGCGAAGGGCAAATCCGTGCTACCATCAGTGGCCAGGGGCTTGTTTCCGGCTTGTCCGGCTGGGACGGGCGCATTGAAGTCACGGAATTCGTGGAACGGATTGCTTCGGGTTATCCTGCTGCATTCGGCTATCGTGTGTTTACCGAGAAATACGGGGTCGTGGCAGAACCGCCGCAGGAGAGCGGTGCAAACGAAAGCATCTCCCGCATTCGTTACGATGCACAGGCTTATGTGGTTTTTGCTCTGAACGAAAATCTCACGGACACCGTCATCATCAAGACCTTTACGCTGGATGTCTACAACCCCGGTCATTACGACCACAGCGTTGTGTTGGTGGATGGCGATTCCTTTGTGCTGAAATCCGATTACAACTTCATCGGCGAGGATACCGACATCAACTATGGCCTTATGAAACACATCGCCATTGATACCACGAAATATGACCGCATCGACAGCTTGGAGGTGAGCCTGTGCTAATTGATGAATCCAAATACAAATGGCAACCGTGGACACAGCCCATCTTTACGGCTGATGATACCTGGGGGCAACTTACCGCCAGCAGTGTCCACAAAGCTGCTGGTGCTGACTACTCGGCCTTTAAGGCTCTGGACGGTGATACCGAAACCCAGTGGGAAGGTGGCGATGGTGTCCTGTTCGGCACATTCAAATGGCAGTTTCCCATACCCCTCCGAATTTACCGCATTGAATTGGTCAACAAGGCCTCCAACGGCACAATGGTCACGAAGAATATCACCGCTTACGCTGATGCGGAAAAAACTGTGGAAATTGCATCAGGCGTATTTGAAGCCTATGGCCGTAGTGCATTAGCCATTGAGCCGGAGACCCCTGTTGCAACTGACTGCCTTATTCTTACTTTAACCACGGAAAACAAGTATTTTGGCCTTTCTGATATCCGGCTCGTGGCTGAGGAGGGCATTCTCAAAGTCGATCTTGCCGATCTTTACGATACGACCGATGGCATGGACTGCATCCGCAGCACCCTCAACGATGACGGCACGGATACCGTTGCAGGCTTGGCTGGCTTCTTCTTCAATAATGTGGAAACAACCAATGTCTATGTAAGCGGCAACCACTGGATCGGCTTCGGCGTAGCGGCAGAGCAGCTTCAAATCCTGCGCCGTGATGGCACCTGTGACCATTTGTATCGTGGCACAGGTACGGTTGGAGATGACATTTCGTACCTCAAACTCCGATGGGAGGGCTACACCGTTTACAATTCCAGGGTTGAAGCCAACAGGCTGATATTTGAACTTTTCCTGCTCTCCAACAACGATATGGTGCTGAACATCATCCAAACGCCGACCAATACAGAGTACCTTGGCACTTCCGCTCTGATTTGCAACGGCAAAAACCAGCCCCTCAATCTTGCTGACGGCTCTGGCGGTGGGAAGCGTGTATGCTTCTATCACCAGGACGGCGGTGGGTTGAACTGGGTTATTGCCTATGAGGAGTACCAGGAAAGTGACTCCTATACCAACCGCTTTCTGCTAAAAGACGGCGATGTATATTACCGCCTCGATACCGTGCAGGACGAGGACTTGAATGATGTTCAGGTTTTAACCCCTGTGGACATTATCAATCTGACCGCTGCAATGTTCCTCAAGTTCGGCTTTGACGATACCCCGCCAGGGAAACTGCTCTTGCCGCTTACTGCGCCGGAGATATTCTACTGGTCATCCAACCCGCAGAAGATTGCCACGCCGAAGGTGGTCATGCGCGCCTATCCGTTCCCGCAGTCCATGTCGGTGGCAGTGGATATGTCCAGCGTGAGCATTACGGGCATTGAGCTGCTCTCCGCAGAATACACCGGCCACATTGGCGTGATTGCCTCTGTGGATAATGGCACCACCTACAGCGATGAAATGACCATCGGCGCTTGGCTCCATACCGATGTGGTGGAACTTTGGAACAGTCTGCCGGAGAACCGAATGCTGCTCCTGACTTTTATCCTGTACGAGGATGCTCATTTCACCCGCTTCAAAATCACCTACGAGAACTAAGGAGGCCACCATGCTTAAAGGCAAAACCATAATTGAGATGAAGGATGTCCACACGGGCGAAGTGGAGCATCTGGAAGAGACCAACCTTATCACCAACGCCCTCACCAAGTATTTCGAGCCGCTCGGCCATGTCAAGTATTCCGACACCCTGTTCAACTCGCAGTCTCCCTTTTGGGAGTATCCGCTGGGTGGGCTGCTCATGTTTGACGGTCCTATCGAGGAGCGGGCGGATATGCTCTATGCGCCCGCAAGCGTAAACCTCACGGGCTGTGCTGTTTACAACAAGCAAAATGACACCACAGGAAAAAAGCGTGGTGCCTTCAACACCACCGAGAGCGAGGTCAATGTAACCGATCGCTATGTGAAGTATGTTTATGACTTTGCCACCAGCCAGGCCAACGGAACAATCGCCACCATCTGTCTGTCACACAAAATGGGGGGTTATACGACCTTGGGTGCCGATGATGCTGTGCGCTTGAGCGGGTGCTATCCACTCGTCAATATCTGCACCAGCACTTTGCAGTATGTCTATCCCAGTTATACCGGGGGAAATACGGGAGACCGTTCCACCTACAGCACACCCGGCACTACCGAGTTCCTGTTTGTCATTGACAAGGATGAGGACTACGCCTACTACTTCAAGGTCAACAGCATGAAGTCCGTCTCCATTGTTAAACGAAGAGCGTACCTCAAATCCGTGTCTCTTTTTGAATGCCCATACACGCAGAAAGCTGTGGAGGAGCAGTTCACACTGCCAGATTTAGAGGTTGGGCTGCTCAACGCCAATTACTTTTCCTATAACTTCGACAACGAGGAGAAGGCACTGTACCTGGTATCCACCGCCAACACCAGTTCACTTGCTGCTGGCGGCACTTACCAAATCACAAAGATTTCTTTCGGGAATTGGGGGGTAACGGAGTATACCTGTACCAACCAGGCAAATACGCCGCTGATGATGAACAGTGCTTCCCATTACTCTGTTTTCATCTATCGGGGCTATCTGTATGTAAAAGCCTACAATTCGCCCTATACGCTTTACAAAATAGGTGTGAACAACCCAGCCGATGTCACCCAGATTCGGATGACCGAAACCATTACGCTGAATGCCTATCCTGTATTTGCACTCAATGGTCGCATTTTCTTTGAGTATATGACCAACTACGAGGGCAACTGCCGCAGCTATGTGCTGAACACCGCAAGCAACTATCTGGAACCGCTGGAATCGTACACCTTTGCCGGGTCAAGCAGCTATGTAATGACCTACACGCCATTCCTCGGTGATGATTTCTATTTCTTTGTCAGCTATGGCACTTACACCACAGGCACAATTCGCATTCCTGCGATGTACCTGGCGACCATCAACAATCTGTCCACCCCGGTCACCAAGACCGCCGATAAGACCATGAAGGTCACCTACATCATCCAGGAGCAATAAGGAAGCAAGCGACTGCCCATCCGGGGTAGCCGCTTTTTTCATACACAAAAACGAAAGTGAGGAAACGAAAATGAAGGAATTTTGGAATGTGATCCAGTTGGTGTTTGCCGCCATTGGTGGCTGGCTCGGCTGGTTCATGGGAGGATGTGATGGCTTGCTCTATGCACTGATTGCGTTTGTCGCCACCGACTACATCACGGGTGTCATGTGCGCCATCATCGACAAGAAGCTGTCCAGCGAGGTCGGCTTCAAGGGCATCTTCAAAAAGGTGCTGATTTTCATGCTGGTCGGTGTGGCAAACATCCTGGATGTCCAGGTCATCGGCTCCGGCTGTGTGCTTCGCACGGCTGTGATTTTCTTCTACATCTCCAATGAGGGCGTGTCTCTGGTGGAGAATGCCGGACACCTTGGTCTGCCTATCCCCGCAAAGCTGAAGGATGTATTGGAGCAGCTCCACGACCGCGCCGAAAAGGAGGACGAAAAAAATGAGTAACAGCAAACTGGTATCCTACACCCGCTTAAGCCCCAACTGCTCCAAGCCCCGCAATCACTCCATCGACAAGATTACCATTCACCACATGGCGGGTAACCTGTCCGTGGAGACCTGTGGTTCCGTGTT